TCACATTCAGATGCAGAGCCATACCCTCAAGAATCTTCTGCTCAGTGGTAGGAGCAGGATAGGATTGCTCAAAGGTCACAGGGAAACGCTCAAGGAATGCTTCATTAAGCACATTGGTGCCGATGAAGCGACCGTCATCAGAACCTTTACCTTTAGTGTTAGCAGTGGCAATCACATTGAAACCAGCAGCAGGTTTTACGAAACGACCAATCTTCTTCAGGAAAACACCTTTGCCTTCAAGAACACTCTGCAGACAAAGGATTTTGTTGGATGCAAGGTCGATTTCATCGAGAAGCAATACGGCACCTCGCTCAAGAGCCTCAACCACAGGACCATTGTGCCACACAGTATTACCATCCATAAGACGGAACCCACCGATGAGGTCATCTTCATCTGTTTCGATTGTAATGTTAACACGGATCAGTTCACGCTTAAGTTGAGCACACGCTTGTTCCACAGAGAACGTTTTACCATTACCCGAAAGACCCGTGATGAACGCAGGGTAAAAGATACGGGACTGAATAATTTTTTTAATATCACCAAAATTACCAAACTTGACGAAGGTATCATCTTTATCAGGAATAAGATTTTGTTCCACAGGAGGAATAACTGCAGGAGCGTTATATGCTTGCTCCATTTTATTTACAACCGTAGGAGTAACTTCAAGGTTCCACTTACCACGGCCAACTTTGAACTTTTCAAGACGCTTGGTTACGGTGGGATAAGAAATTCCACGAGAGGCACAATAACCGCGAACGTCACCAGCGGTAAACTCAGTGCCAAACGTATTCTTAAGGTCGGAAAGAATTTGATCGTCGGTCATTTGAATGCGAGACATGAATGAATGCTTTGTTTCAACATGGCTATTATACAAAAAAAGGAGGTCGGTGAACCTCCTCAGTGGTCAGTTTGCCAACTGGTTCTTTAGTTTTTCAAGGTGTTCTCTACTTACAATTCTACCTTTATATCCAGGATAAAACTGCTTTACTATTGTAGGAATACCCATCGCAGTAATTGAACTATCGCAAATCACACAGACTTCTTGAGTCTCATAATTAACTACGTGCTCAAGTGGAAACTTTTGTTTCATGCTACTAAGGAAATAAATTCACCAAGAACTTTCTTATTTAGTTTTTTAGTCTTCAATGATTTGACAAAAGCAGATTTGATTTGCGCTTTAGAAGCATCATCAGCGACATCAAACTCAGCATCTTGAGAAAGAACACTCGAAGAAAGTCCAAAGTATGCATCATATCCAGAATTTTTGATTGTGAAACTACGCATCTTTTTCCAATCATTTTGAATTGCCTGATAGGTCTTATCATAATCAGGATAATACAAACGAATAAAGCGGCTAGCATCACGACCTTCGAGGACACGAATACCAATGAAGTTAACTGAAGGAAACTTATCTTTCAGGTTTCGAAGAAGAGTGCCAGTGAATTCATGGAATCCATATCCAAACTCATAAGTCGTTCCCAGTTTACGGTCACGAAGAATTGTGGTAGCAGGATTGACACCGCGACAACCAATATAAGGTTGAGAATCTTGATAACGACGAACTTCCACATGATAGGGAAGGTGGTTAGCTTCACCATCTGTCAGAACAACGCACTGAACTTTCTGAAGTTTGTTTTCTTTTTGAAACTTAGGCAGAATCTCGTGAAGACAAACCATTGTATCATTTAAAGGAGTGCCAGACAGAGACAAACGACGGGGATAAGTAAAAGTAGTGTGATAAGAATCAGAGAAACAAGCAGCGAGACGCCAAATGTTCAACATCTGATGTTCAAGTTGGTTGTTAGAAACTTTGCTGGTGAAAAGATTCATCAATGAGAATGATTCATCAATAGCAAACACACCTTCTTTTTTCTCATAATGCGAAGTGCGGTCAATAGATTTCATCATTCCAGTATTGTAATCCACTTCTACAGAACGCCACTCGTTTGTGAATGCATACACCTCAAAAGGAATGGAAACTTTTTTACAAAACCACACGAGATTAAAAAGTTGCTTACAGGTATCTGAAAGAACACGTTGCATCGAGCCACTCCAATCAAGAACAAATACCAGTCCATGATTCTTACCATCAGGAATCACTGAAACTTTCTTGAACAGGTCTTCATTATATTTGTAAGTATGAAGACAAGCAGTATCAAGAACACCAGTGCGAGATGTAGATGAACGAGAGTAAGAATCCGCTGCCTTGCGACACTCAAATTCTTTTACCAGATAGTTGACTTCTTTCTGAGCAGAATCTTTGAATTTCTTGAACTCAAGGTCGGTCTTGGCAAATAGATTGATTGGAGTCCAACTACGTTCTTCTGCCATTTCATTGTGAGCTTTCTGCTGTTGATTAAAACAAGCATCAATGTCTTTATGAATTTCAGAATTTTTACCAATCACAGTTTCAAGATTAACCTTAGGAATCTCAACATAGTTATTTTCATAACCATCCATATTCACAAGATCACGAATCTTATCTTCCAAAGATTCTGCAGTGCGAACTTCTGGATCTTTATCTTCACCAGATTTTACCTGGGTATCTTGACCCTGAGCAGTACCACCATAGGAATCGTCAGATTGCTCAGATTGAGAAGAAGATTCTCCTTCCTGCTCGTTGTCAGTCGATTCAGTTTCTACTTGCTCATTCGAAGAGGAATTCGAACCAGTTTGTTGCTGATGAGAATCAAGGTCAACAACTTTCTGTTGTTGTTCTTTTTCTTTTTTACAATACTTGTAAAGAGTTTCAGCAGCGGCAAGAACATCATCAAACGTTTCAGCGTTTGCAATCATATTGATGATTTCAGTTTCTTCGCCACTCTTGATGGAAATATTGATGAAGTTACCAATCTTGAACCACAGATTTGCACGGTCAGCAAGATTCATTTTATCAATCTTTTGATATTTAATTTCAAAGAAATCTTCGTCAGTTAGTTCCTTATAACCATTGAAGAAAGATTTGGCAAGTCCCATATAACGACGCTTCATCAGTTTCTCAATACGAGCATCTTCAACCACATTGACAAATTGACTGGGAATCTTATGGTCTACAGTCCAATCCACATCGGGAGTATAAAGGGCATGGCCGACCTCATGACCCACTAGGAGATCATAAACGGTTCCACTTGCCTTTTCCCACAAAGGCAGCGTCAGAACGCGAGTATGAACGTTGAAGCAAGCAGTAGATACTTTCTTATGTTCAACCACAAGATCTTCGGTAGCGAGCAGTTTGGCAAGTTGAGATTTGATTTCGTGACGGACTGCCATGTCTTTGATTCAGATGAAGCCATCATACGACGAAGGGTTGCCCCTTTAGACAACCCCTGGACGCTTTTTTAACTGTCTCCTACGATAAGATTGATTTGCAAATACGTTTACATGTTTGTTGATTCTCGTCACACTCAATTAAACAATTATAATAATCATTAAGTAAATCAGATTGTTCATTTAATTTATCGATATTTGCACTTAAACTTTCAACACTTTGTTTCCAACCAGCAAGTTGATTGTAAGAGATTAGATTGTGCATAATAACCTCCATGCACAAAGAACATCATGATAAAGAAGTTTTCGTTCATCTTAATCACCTCTTAATTCTATCACTATTTATTTATTTTGTGTTGATTTTCTGATATCACGCAATAAAAATTTATGCCTACGAATTTATACCCAAAACAAAGAAGCGCCCTGTGAAAGACGCTTCTTGAGTGCTTGGCGTCGTGCCTTTGCTTGTCGGAGTGCTTGCGGTTTCAGTTTCCGCTTCTGCTCCTTCTTAGAGTGGTGTTGCCAATTTGGAGTGTTCATTGTTCTTTGGTGATCAGGCCATCATACGTGAAAAACCTTTGATTTTCTCGAACTTGAAGACACTTTCGAATCTGTCCTCAAGACCAGTCTTATGAGAAATCACAAATACATTTGCATTGGTGATGACATATCGAATAATCTTCAAGAACTCTTCGGTTCCAAATCCATCCAGTGAAGAATCAAACACCTCATCCATAATCAACAGATTGGTATTGACCGAGTTCTTAAATCTTGCAACTTCACGCCAGGTAAAAAGAAGAGCCAAATCGATTCTCATCTTCTCCCCTTCACTGAAAGATGCATAAGAAAAGTCTTCGTGAATCGGTGATTGGACGGTTTCGTTGAACTCTTCATCAAGAGTAAAGTTAATGTAGAAGTCCATCATTTGAAGGAATCGATTTACCTGTTGATTAATCAAAGGTAGATACTTCTTGATGATTTGAGATTTAACTCCACCGTCTTTCAGCAAACTATACGAAAAATCGTAGTGCCTTATCGAGTCTTTTTTCGAAGAAAGTTCTTCGTAGGTAATTTTTAAATTGTCTTTGAAAGATTCTAATTTCTCATGTTCAGAATTTCGGTTTGCAAGGTTCTCGGTAATAGTTTGAATTTCAGATTCAAGATCTCTGATTTGTCTCTGACATCCAGAAATCTTAGTATTGTTTTGAGAAATGCCATGCGTTAGTTTAGTGATCTCCTTCGATAGTGCTGTAAATTGACGCTCTCGTTCTTCTTCCTCTTTAATTGCCTCCTCTAGCTCTTTATAACCAGATTGCAACTCCTTTGCTTTATCTTGAGCGTCTACAATTCTATTTAACCGAAACTCTTCTTCAATCGTCTGTGTGCATGTTGGGCATACCGTATTTTCAGTAAAGAACTTATGCTCAGCAGCAATCGTTGATACTTTCTGTGATATTTTTCCTTTAAGGTTTCCTAACTTACGAAGTTTTTCCGATGCGCCAGTAACAAATTCTTGTTCTTTTGTATACTTAAAAATATCTTCTTCAGTGATTGCATTTTCTTTCATATAAATGCCAACTTCAGAATCTAACTTGGCAATCTTTTCTTTGTTGGCATTAATATTGGCATTGCCACGATTTTCCAACTCTTCAATAAAGTTATTCTGCATCGCAACTTTATCAAGTAAGTTCTCTTTCTTCAACTCCAGAGTTTTAATTTCTTCTTTAAGTTGACGAATCTTTTCTTTAATTACAACGTTCATTGATGAGAAGATCTTAATATCCAAAAGATCTTCAATCACTTCTCTACGGTTTGCAGCTGACAGTTGCATAAAAGGAACAAACGTGCTACTACCAAGAATCACAATCTGAGTAAAAGACTTATAGTTCATCTTTAGAACATTTTGCTCTAACCACTTCTGTTGATCTGCAGATGCTGATGCTTGATCCAGCAGAGCATCATTTCTCCAGATTTCAAAGATATTTGGTTTGATTCCGCGAATGACTTTCCATTGTGTAGACCCGATTGAAAACTCAACTTCCACACGACAATCTTTCTCGTTGATACTATTCACCAACTGAGGTTTATTAATTTTACGAAAAGGCTTACCAAACAACGAAAATGTAAGAGCATCCAGAATGGTTGACTTACCAGCACCATTGGTTCCTACAATCAAAGTTGTATTGTGTTCTTGAAAATTAACTTCAGTAAATTGATTGCCAGTAGAAAGAAAGTTCTTCCAACGAATCGTCTCAAACAAAATCATGGTTTTCGGGGGGAATCACAATATCATCTTTAGTAATCACTGTGTATCTGCAATTCTGTATTTCACAGGTTTTCAACATTATATCATCTTCTACTTCAATCACATGCATTTCAGGAAAATCTTGATCTTCTAACATCATAGCAAAACGACTAGCATCGTCTTCTTCTTCAAAGATGTAAAGAACTTGATCTCCTTCATCATCCAATACCGCATATGCACCTTCAGTTTCTCTACCACTAATTGTTAGAATAAACATCAGACCAACTCACAAGCCTCCTGATAGATTTCTTGAAGGAGTTTCTGAATGGTTGACTTGTTTAAATCAACTTCAGATTCTTCAACATATCTATTTAAGATGGAAAGAGTATCCTCAGATTCAAAATCTATAGTATTTTCTTTATCATACCATCCAGTAAAATCAAAGTTTTCAACAACTTTCAACTCGGCAACATTTGAAGAGTATAGTTTATCAATAAACTTTTCAAATTTTTTAGTGTTTGATTTTTTTCTTACAATGACTTTAACAATCTTATCTTCATATTCTCTTGTGTCAAACGTTTGATACGGAGTATCTTCATAATAAATGTTGTAGAACATTCTGAAAGGATTATTGACTGGAGTATGTTCTACAGTCTCAGTATCAAAGATATGAAAACCACGAGAATCGTTTACATCATTCCAATACATCTCATAGGGATTTCCAAGGTAGTATACTCTACCATCAGTGGAACGAGTGTGATAGTGTCCAGAGTAAACCAGTTTAAATTTTTCAAACAATTTACTTTCCAGACCGTGTTCCATAATAATTTGATTGTTGACTCGGAATCCTTGAAGTTCAAGATGACCCATTGCAACATTAGCTTTGGTCTTTTGAATATACTTAAGAGTTTCCTTTTCATTCTCTGGATTAATCCAAGGAATAAAAAAAACTTTAAGTTTATCTAACTCAACTTCAGTTGCTTCTGAATAGACTGTTACATTATCATATTCACGTAACAGAAGGTCAACAGAATTGATGTCGTTTGTATTCTTATAATAGGTTGTATGATTACCTACAATTGTATGAACACGGCATCCAAGGTCTTTCAAACGATCATAGTAATTATTTTTAGCCCAAGCGAGAGCAGAAAAATCAATACCCTTACGACTATCAAACGTATCACCCATATCTACAACCGTAGTGATTCCCTCCTTTTTCAAGGTTGGGAAAAATACTTCATTATAGAATTTTAGGAAATAGTCGTGGAAGAGTTTTGAATTTTTTCTAGCACCAAAATGCTGGTCTGTAATAATTGCAACTTTCATCAGTAACGAATCTTTGAATGCACTGCATCCTTAATGCTATTATAGTCGCTATAGTTCGATCCGTCAATAGAGTTGTCATTAAATACTTGATCAAAACCAGTTCTTTCAAGAATTTTATTCTTAATCTCAAGTTGCTTCTTTTCCTTTTGAATCCTTCTCAAAAATGCGTAGTGGATAATTTGAGTAAAATAAGCAAAAGGATTTTGAGATTTTTCAGGATTAAAATTATGAATATACTGAACACAGTTTTCAATGCCATCACAAATCATATCATCCTTAAACATATAGTTCACAAAGTTTGGTTTAAAGGATAAATGAGTTGCAATCTTGAGAAAGCATTCGCCAAGGTAATTTGTAATCCTTGGTTTTGGTTCTCCACGAAGTTTTGCAAGATCCACTGATTCCCGATAGGCAATCAAGGCTGCGAGAAACTCTTTATTGTTTACGTAATGCTCTGACCTTTTTCTTTTGGTCATAACTGCTGTGGTTATCATTAAGTTATCTCATAATATGTATGAATTATACCACTTTTACAAATACTTGACAAGATGTAGAAATAGGTGTAGACTACCTTTGTCTGGGTTGATGGGACATCTTAGCTTCTTTTAAAGAGCTTCTCCAAGACTTCTTTAGCATCATTGACATTTGAAATATATCCCATTCCTCTGGTGATTTCAGTTTCTTTGTTTCTTCCTTTGTCTGTTTGCCTGACAAATGTTTGATACATACTGATCATTTCAATATCAGAAGATTCAGACATAGTGAGGATATCATCCATGTTCAGAATGAACATGTCTTCAGTGGTTGTTTTTAACCATGGTTCCAGTTTGTAACCATGGGTTCCCATTCTACCTTTGATTTCAGATACAATGATTGGATTTGTGACAATCAATAAAGTTCTATCTTCTTCTTCTGAAGCTGCTACTTTGGCAAAGATCTCTTCGCCATTCTTTAATTTGAGTGTTGCATAAAAGTCGTCTTCAATTCCCATTTTCTTTTAATTGAATAGTGATTATGTCATAGTTGAAGTTTTCTTCATTGTAGATTTTGATTCTTTCAATTAAGTGATTTAGTGTGTAATTTTTCCTTGACTTAAACGTTGTGTCGTCAGAAATATCATAAAGAACTGCTTTGGTTTTATTTTTTCCTTTTCTTAAAACTCTACCGATTGATTGAAGATTTCGGATTCTTGATTTACTTGGAGATGCAAAGACAACATTGTGTAGGTTGCGAATGTTAATGCCAGTGCTAAAAGTTCCGTAGGATGCTACAATGATTGCGTTTGATTCTCGTTCAGTGATTTCCCTTACGAGTTCTCTTTCTTCAGCATCCACTCCACCGTGAATGAAAAAAACTTTACGATCATCTCGCTTATGTGTATTTATGAGTTCATAAAGTGGTTCTCCGTGAGTGGAAACCCTACTGTAAAGAATCAATGTGTTACCTTTGAGATCCAGTGATAACTTACTGATGAACTTATTTCTTCTTTCGTGACTGATAAGATATTGAATCTCATCTTCATAAGTTTCAAATTTTTGTGGTGTGTGTTTGAGTAGAAGAACCTTAATATCCAGTTGAGACAGATGACCTTGCTTCATCAATTCATCAGTCTTAGTGACCTTGTATGATGGGCCAAACAGTCCTTCCAAAACCCACTTGTGTGTTTGAGTTCCGTCAAGTGTTCCAGTGAATCCAAAACGATATTTTGCGTGATGCAACTTTGTCATAATGGCAATCAAAGATTTGCTCTTGAAAAGATGTGCTTCATCACCTATAATGACTGAGTAATCTTCGAAGAATGAACGCTCCAACTTATACACTGATTGCCAGGTTGTAATCGTAACAGAATGTTCATTTGTCTTTTCTCTACCAGAATAAATGCGGTGACAGTATGAATCAGCATTCCAACTATAATCCTGGAAATCCTTGTACATCTGCTCTACAAGAGATGTCGTTGGAACAACTAGAAGAATTTTTTGCCCTTTATCCACATAATATCTTACGAGAGAATAAATCATCAACGATTTGCCGCTGGCAGTGGGGCTTATCAGCAGTTTTCTATTATGCCGTAAAGCATCGTATACTCCCTCTATTTGATAATCACGAGGACTGTGAGAACAAATAGAACACATATAATCCTTCACACCTTCATGTGATATTGATTCATTGATTTCAAATGGAAGTCCGTAGAATTTATTGTCTTCGAACCCATAGGTATAATTATATTGTTCGCAGAAGTTGACAAGTTTATCTAAGAGACCCACATAGATTTGCTTAGATCTCATATCATAGAGATGTATTTCTCCATTCCAATTTCGACCACGGAACTGTGGCATAAACTTTGCATTTGGAACTTCAAACTTAAAATGATCTCTAAGTTCGTATTCTATATGGGGTTGTGTTCTTATTTTTAGATATACTTCGTTTGATTTCGAAATAACTAAGTCCGCATTATCAACCATAACCTGCTTGGAATTTTACAAATTCAATCGCATTCTTTATCTGAAACGTTCTGTTCTGAACAACTTTGAGAATGCTCTCTAAGTAATTTAGCATAGTTTCATAGTAGTCAATTTTGAGACAAACTTGAGAAAGTTTTTCGTCAGCATCAAGATATTTTTGTAAAGTTTCTTTGTCACGAATCTTTTTGGGGAACGGATCCTCCACATAAACATCAGGATCCGCTTTTCCAGTATAATACTCATAACGTTCGTGGCGAATGTTTCTTTTTTGTTGTTCAGCCTTCTTTTTCAGAAGAAGAATGTTATTGTAAATATCAAAATACTTTGCGTGCAATGCTGGGATATTCAAGGATTCTGTATGAAGATTGTCAATGTCAATTTTGGAATCTTGTTCCCACATATTTTGAATCATATCAAGATCAATACTCATAAGTTATTTCCGTTTAAATCAGTTATATTGTAGATAGTATACTTGAAAGTGACTTCTGCAGTCAAATATTGAACGTCTGTGTTGGTAGCATCAAATTGCAAATCTGACAATGAATATGGCCAAAGATCTTTGAATTTAAGTTTGAAATTTGGATTTGATGAACTTGTCAAAATTTGAAGAGTACCATCTGAATAGATGTTCATCAATTTTGAATCGGTTGTATCTACATACTTCTGCTCTCTTTGAAGATTGTAGATTTCATCGAGACTATCTGGAAATCCAAGACCACGTATCCAGTTTTGAATCTGCATATAGTTCTCAAGATCTTCATCAACAAGGAATCGAATCACCAAATCGTTGAAAGTAATTTTATCCCCAGGAGTATCAATGTCCTTGAGATACGATGGTTGAACAGCAACTCCTAAATTGATACCAGGAATGTTTGCTGAGTTTGAAAAGAAAGCAACCTTAGGACATCTATTTAGAACAAACTTAAAGCCCGTTGGTGAAAGGAAGTTTCTATTTTGTATCTGATTACTAAATGCGTTTCCGACTGCCATCTTTTTCTAATTATTTAGATAAAAAAAGAGGGTCTCGAAAGACCCTCTGAGTTCTCTTGTGAGAATGACTCACATGAGATTCTTAACGGCAACACGACGATAGTAGCGGTTGCTGTTAACACGCAGTCTTCCAAGACCCTGGCTGGTGCCTTCCGCAAATGGGTTGGCAACGATTCCGTAACGGGTCTTAAAGCCGATTTTAGGCTGGAAGTTGTTCTCACCAACGGCACGAACCATTTGGAGAGGAACATATGGGCAATAGAACAGACCAGCATCATAAGGGGAAGAACCCTTATAACCAACAACATAGTATTGGCTGCTGCCTTGTGCCAGACCGCTGTTATCAGCAGCCAGGTTTGCCGAATATGGGTCAATATATACTCTGTACTTACCTTGGATTGTACCAGCGAAAGTGCTGCCGGTATCATCAACGTTGAGACCTAC